CGGCAAGGCTCTCACGCACCAGCACGTCCGACTTCGGCGACGAGCTGCGAATGCTCTCCTCCGTCAGTGCGCAGATGTTGGCGACCTTGAGCGGCTCGAGCGTCGTGCGCGTGAACGAAAACGCAGTCAGCGGCTTGGCCTTGCCCTCGCCGACCCAGTAGCCCGAGCCGCCGCTGGTCTGCGTGATCAGCGGCGTGCGGAACATCACCGAGCGCAGCGCCGGAATGCCGCCGGTGCCGAAGCGGCCGAGAATGGTTTGCGGCCGCAGCCACTCGACGAAGTCGGCCACCGCGCCGGTTTCCTCGCCGACCAGGTTGGCGGCCCAGTTGCCGGTGATGGTCGAGCCGGCGGCAACCGGCGCCTTCAACTCGGCAACGACCTGACTGTCCGCACCGTAGAGCTCGGAGGCAATGTCGGCCGCCGGCCGATACTGCTTGTGCGACAGCGCCATGCACTTGACCATGCGGGCGAACGCAATGCCGGGCGCGAGCTTCGGCTGTGCCTTGACGATGATCGACGAGCGCGCGTCGGCGCCATCGCGCGCCGTCTCGGCCTTGATCACCGGCTTGGCCGAAGATGCCTTGGCCTTCTCGATCCGGCGCAGACGCACCAGGTCTGCGTCGACTGCGTCGATCTCGCGGCCGAGGTTGTCGATCTCTTCGGCCTCGGCGGCATCCGTGGTGCGATCCTCGTCGAGGCTCTTCTGCATCACGGTTTCCTGACGCGCCGCACTCGCCGCGCGCTTGTTCTCAAGAGCCGTGATCTGCTCTGCAATCGTTTTCATTTCTGCGCCCTCCAGGGCTTTCGGTTCAGTTGGTCCGGAGGCGCCCGGCGGGTTGAGATGAACGACACGGTGCGGCACTTGTTGGCCTGACGCGGCCAGCTGCGCTGTGTCGATCGAACGGATCGTCGTGATGGAAGCCTCGCTGTTCGCCGGAATGGTCACCGCCGACAGCTCGAGCCAGTCCCATTTCTTGAAGCGAATGCCTTTGGTTTCCGGAATGAACTCGTGCTCGATCGGCTTGAACCCGATCGAGAGACCGGGAACGAGGCCAGCCTTGATCAGTGACCAGGCGCGGTCGATTTCGGCCGTGACACCCTTGGCGATCTTCGCCACGATCTCGATGCCGGCCTTGCCAACCTTGGCATGCGTCACATGGCCGATCGGCTGGCCGGCATCATGCTGCCACAGCAGCGGCAGCGGCAATTTGAACTGTGCGCCCTCGGGCTCGACGACGTCGTTCAGGCGGTCAGCCGCAGGCGTCGTCGCCATGCCGGTGATGATGCGCGCGTCTTCGTCGACCTGCTTGACGGTAAGCAGGCTGTAAGCCCGGTTGAGCATGGCGGTGATCCTTCAGGCGAAGTGGACGTGATACTTCGGCTTGCGCGACGGATTGAGCCCCATCAGGTGCGATGCGTTGGCGAGCGCCATGAACGGATCGATCTTGCCGTAGCCGCTCTCGTCGCGCGCGACCCGCATCGCGGTTGGCGTCGGCACCACCCGCAGATTGCCGACGCACCACTGCATCAGTTTGCTGCCGCCGTGGCGGAACGAGTGATCCGCGAGCTTGATCTCGAGCGTCTTGATCGCGCCCATCAGCCCGATGCCCTGGCGCACCGCGTCGAGCTTCTCTGCGTCCTGCGTCACGCCGATCTCGGCCAGCGCATCGACGATCGAGCCGATGCCGACCGCGTCGACGCCGACCTGCGCCAGCAGATTCGACTTCTTCACCCGCTCGACCAGGTCGACCACGTACTGCACGTTGAGCGGCAGCGCGATCTGGTTGGTTTCCGGCCGCATGTAGCGGAACTTGGTGAGCGATCCTTCCTGCTCGAACTCGTCGTATTGCTGCGCGTTCGCCTTGCGCCGCTCCATCCCGATGTCGCTGATCAGCGCATGCGCCCAGCCGAGCCAGCGCTTCGTTTCCTTCTCGCGCCCGATCAGTCCGACGCCGAGCAGGTCGTCGAGCCCGCCACCGTCGATCCCGATCGTCACCACCTCGGAGCGCGCCAGGATCTCGTCCAGCGTCAGCCCCGGCTCGATGCCGCGGTCCCACACCATCGCGCCGGCCCAGCCGTCCGACAGCAGCGAGATCCCGACCTGCACGTTGAAGTGCTGCGACGCGATCAGCGCGATCGACGCCGGGCCCTCACTCTCGGCCCGTTCGACCTCGCGGGCCAAAAAACTTTCGTTTGTCGATCTCCCCAGGTTCGGGTTGACCACGCGCCACAGTTCGCGCCGCTTCCAGCCGCCGTCCTTGCTCAGCCGCTCGGGCAGCTCGTAGAGCACCGGCAGCAGCGGCATCTTGATCTTGCCATCCCGCACCTTGCGCGCCATCGCGAGCTCGCTCGCAAACACGCCCGACGGCGGCGCCTTCGACTGCGTGGTGATCTGGTAGAGAAACCCGTCCGGCCGCTTGGTCAGCGCGCCGCGCAACTCAACGAAGATCTCCTTCGCGTTGCTCTTCTTCGCGAACACATGCGTCTCGTCGATCATCGTCCCGACCGCCTTCGAGCCAGTGATCGTGTCGGTGTCGGCCGCCTTGATCGACAGCACCGCGCCCGACTGGCGATGCGTGATGCGCCGCATGTGATCCTGCACGTGAAACAGCTTGGTCAGCTCCGGATCGAGCCGGATCGTGCCCTTCGCCTGCTTGTAGGCATAGCTCGCGATCTCGATCGTCGGCGCCACAAACAGGTATTCCGCCTCCGGCCGCCGGTTGAGGATCATCGCCGTCAACATCAGCGCGCCGCCGGTCGACGTCTTCGCGTTCCCCTTCGGGATGAGCTGGAACACCTCCTGGATGTGCCGGATGTTCGTCTCGCGATCGTACGAGCCGAACAGCGCCTCGATGATCGGGAAGAACCACTCGCCGCACGCCTCGGCCATCGTCGGTGTGCCGATCACGTCCGGCAGTCGCAGCCGCTTGAACACCCGCAGCGCTTTCGCCGCCTCCTTCTCGAACAGCGGCAACTTCGGCACCAGCGAGCGGCCGAGCAGGATGCGCTCTTCCCAGTCCGGCAGCGAGGTGTCCCAGTCAGCCATCTAGTCGACCAATAGGCCCAGGTCAGCACGGGCCAGCGATCGAACCGCCATGAATTCTACAGTGCTCGGCAGTCCTGCCCGTTCCCATGTCCAGGTAATCGCCTCGGCATAGCCGCGCTGATAGTCGTCGCTGACGCCAGCGGTCATGATCTGCTTCAGGATCGGTTCAAGAACGGCACGCGCTTCCATCAGTTTGCTCTCACCACCGGCTCGCCGTACTCGAGATCATCCGACCAGGATGTGCCGGCGCCCGCAGTCGCAGCCTGTTCGGCCGCCGCATCCTTTTTGCCGAACCGGTTATCCGAGATGCGGGGATGGCAGAACGGTGCAACAGCAACCGCCATCCGATCCCGTCGCAATGGATCTGCACTCTCATCGCGCATAACCGCCAACATGTATTCCTTCGGCGACATGTCGGACTTGCTCGCCGTCAGAACGATATCCGCTGCAATTGGACCTGCAGATTTCGCTTTACGTGTCTTCGCACCCTTCGGCCGACCTGCGCCTGGGCGATATCCACCACGTGCCATTAGCCAAACATCCTCAGTTGTCCGCCAGGACCGCAGCCCTTTTGGCTGTTGCATCCAAGATGGGCGCATTGGACGTTCGCCCGAACATGCTTCCCACCTTCGGAGATCGGCCGAATATGATCCAAGCTTGCGCTTCTGCTATCCGGCCATCGCAAGTTTCGACGTACTTTCTTCCCACAAACACCGCAGATCCAGCGATCTCGTTGAAAAATCTCTTCGGCAGCAAAGGTTTCGCTTTCACGATCGGTGATGCGCGACCTTCTGAGATAACCGTAAAAGCGATGAGCGTCGGCCCTGGTCGCATGCTTGCGCGGTTGATTTGCCATCTGCCGAAGGCGCGCTCTCCTCAACCGAGCCTTGGTGCATTCATCACTGCAACAGACCGCCTTACGCTGGTAGCTTTCGAACTGCCGACCACATTCGGAGCACGCATGGACTTTGATCGTTAAGCCATCAGTCCAATGCAGGTTAGCGGCCAGTCGACGCCGCTTGATGCGAGCTTGGTGCTTCGGTCGATTAGATGGTTCGTATCCATTCCGTTCTGCACTGGTCAGTACAAAAGTGCGGGAACCTGCCCCATCGTTTGTCCGGGATCTCAAATTCAGCGCTGCAAGTCTTACACTTGCAAAACCGTGCCATGGCTGATTTCCGTAGTGGCCTAATCAACTCAACAATCAAAGAGCACAAGCAATCTGCGAATGAG